ATAGCCATTTATTCTCCATTAAACTATACTTCCAATGTCAAACCAAATATCATTTTCTTGTGGCTCGATTGGTTGTGTTTCTTGTATATATATATCCCCACCAAACACATGTTGTGAGTGCATTGAGGACATGATTTCTGTTATTGTTTTACTCATCTCAGAAATAGACAACATAATTGTTGCATATTCTGGCGTTTTGGTAAAATCACCTACTGCCTGAGATTTAAGGTTAAGTAATTCACTTTTCAGAGACAATAAGTTTCTTTGTTCGATGACCAGCTTTTCTTGTAGTGATTTCATTTTCTGTTTACTTATTGTTCCGCAAGTCTATATCTTATGACTATCTGATACGCCTTTCCAGAAACAACATCTCCTATTGCGATAGATAAAAGTGCGTTGTCAGAAATGGATATGTTTACATTAGAAAGATTGAGTAGTGTCATTAATGAACCACTTATTTGCTCATACACGGATATAGATAATGAATATGGGTTAATTTTATCGCTATCCATTGATTGGGCGAGCACTGTAATAGACGTTGATCCCGCTGTCATTCCAACAGAATAAATCTTATCTGCCTGCAATGTATTAATTGTAGTAGATAAATCTTCAACTGTATTTTCAACCCCACGAACATCATCATCAATAGTGTCAAACTTTTGTTTAACGTTGACATCAAGGTTTTGAAGAAAGTTCATTTGAGTAGCCGTTACAGCACTATTAAGCTGCACACTGTCGTTGAACGATGGTGAGTCAAGTCTTTTGTTTATAAATGTTTGTGTGCCACCATTTGTAGGTATATCATTAGAACCAGTACCATTAATTTCTCTGTCGCCCAATACATATTGACGAATTGTTTGCATCGCAATTCTGTAATTTCCACCAGCATAAGCCGCAACAATACTTGCGATGTCTACTATATCTTCGTAAAGCCATTCTGTCAGTACGCTAATTTTTTTATCTTCAGCAGCCATTTATATCTCCTTATCTCTCTATTCCCGGTATTTCGCTACCATAATATATTTCTTCTGCCACAATTGCCCCAGAGGCGCTATCTTCAAGCAATATCTTGCCACCATCTTCACACAAAATATAGCTTATTTCAAAATCATCGCCATAGTTGAGAAACATGCTTGTGCCTTTTCCCATAAACTCAAGTGGCATGATTTGTCCAGCATTAGCTTTTGCGCTTGCTTCTAATAACTTAAAATTGCCAACAAATATAGCATCATCAATAGTCCCGTAGTCAGCAAGAGAGCGATACTGGATTGTAAGTCTATATAAGTTTGGAGCGTTATTTATGCTGTTAATGATAGATATAACTGGTAGAATTTTACTTCCATCAACATCGGGTCTTGCCTTGTTGAACATCGAAAACCTAACAACCTTTCTATATCCATAAAAATCCTTAACAAGATTATCCTCTATATTTGTAAATATTTCAGTAAAATCTGAGTCAACATCCTCTTCGTCGAATGTTGCATACTCTATAGTAGCTTGATTGACGATAGCGTGTGTTGAGAATCTTTGCCTCAAAGTGAACGTGGCTATCCCAGCAAGACCATTGATTGGTCTATATATGATAGACATTAAATTTCTCCAATTAAGGTAATGTTTAATATGCCATTGCTCAGGTCGATATTCTTTTCCATAACAAAATACACTTTGGATTTATAGATTATTTTGTCAAGCAATTTTATTTCAGAAGTTTGACCATATATTTTTATATCAATTCGCTCCTTATAATTATAATTGATTGACTTATAAAAGGATACAATAGATGGCAGAAACCTATCGTAGCCAGCAACTTTTTTTAGCTGGTCAAATTCAATTTCGTCAATGTCAGTGTTTTGAGATATACTTTCTTCAATTATTTGTCCATCAATTGTTGCAGTGTTGTCGCTAAACACACTACCTAACTGAATTTTGCCAGTGCCATCTACATACAACAGCTTTTTGGCACATTGAATTGCCATGACCAAAGCCTTGTCTGTATCAATTGTATCAAGCAACTTATTTTCAAGACCATCGTTATTGCCAACATCAAATGAGCTACTGGCGAGACTGTGTTCATATGGAAACGGTGTTCTGATAAGCGTCTCTGCGAATTGCTTGAGAGTTGTGCCTGCCTTTTTTTCGGCAATCGTGCCATCGCCACCTGTATCAAACTGAGAGAAATGCACGATACCATTAAGCTTCCGTGCATTATCAGCAAGCAAGCCAATAGCATCGATGGCTTCAAATGTAATTGCTTTTTTGGTTCTTTGTACGGTATTGAAATCAATCAAGCCAGTGAATAAAACTTTATTAGTTGAGGTATCTTTTAGTTGAACTAATATGTCGGTAACATTTGAAGCTGACTTGGTATAATACTTTTGAAAGTAGTCACGATATATGTATAAACCATAATTATCTACTTGTGTTTTATCTTCAAGGTCAAACACTGGAATGCTGTCAACAAAAGTATCTTCATTTGGCAACAGAATACGTTCTTTGCACTTAATGGAGTCAAAATACATCCAGTTGGTTTCAGTAAAGCCAGTGGCAAAAAGATAATTGTCTGGAGTCGAGAGCATTTCATTTATCTTTATATTGTCCATATAAAGTCTATATTCAAAATTTGGAAGATATAGATTGCATATAGCAGATGGACGGTGATAAAATGTTCTTTCAACCGGAACATAGAGATTCCAATATTGCAGATTTTCTTCTCCAACAATTTCTATTGGTATTTGAGAATCAGTCTGTTCGCTGTTGGTTTTTGTTTGTGTGATTCCTATTCTCATATTGTTGTCTTGGATTTTTTTACAGCACTTAATATACTGCGCTGAGAAAACTCTACTAAAAGATGACACTGCATTTGTTGGGATATAATTCAGTTGATGACCACCAAATACAACATTCTTGTTTTCATAAAATGGTGTGTATATATCTGTATTTGAGCCAGCGAAAATTGTTCCACTATGAAAATCTCTTGCCAATCTGCTCATTCTTTGTTCTTTATATGAGTTAGATATATAGGAGAGAATCAGGGAATTATATTGACCCCATGAGATTGTGCTTGAAAAGAAATCTGCAAGCACCCATAGATATCTTTCTGCGTCATTCAAATAGGTGGATGTATATGTTTCGCTTGTTGTGTTAGACCAATATTCCGTATTATTGCCATAAAAAACATAAGATATATGGAGTGTTGGTATTGTTGTGACTATTTCAAAAAGTGATACTGCAAGTAGATAAATAGCAGCCTCGATTGACCTTTCAGTTTCGGCAGAAGAGTATCTAACGAAATAGAACAAGTTTTGCACAAAAACATCGGATAAATTTACATAACTATCAAGCCATGGTATTCTTTCACAATAATAATCATATACAATTGATTCAGTTAAGTCAGATATATCTGAAATGTTTTTTGTTTGCATAATTGTCTTTGCAATCATACATGAAAAATCATTTACATAACTCATCCAGTTTGCGATGCCAATTTGATTATTGTATCTAAATGTGTTATATATAATGTTTCTTAATGGTATTGATTGAACCCTGAGAGCAATTGCTGTATCTTCCCAAGTTTGAGTTATTTCTTCAAAGTGACGATAAAACAGTCTTTCATATGAGAATATATCAAGAGCTTTTTGGTGGCTTCCAAAAATTGCAGGAATATTCTCTGTTTCCATACCATCACTCAATAGACGCGTTTTATCTGTGAGTAAATCAATAATAGCCTGATTTTGTGATTGATTTGTGTTCAACAATCTTACCTCAGCCTTACCACGCCTGGCGTCTATAGTAAAGTCATCAATACCTGCCAGCTTCTCACCGTCAATAGTCAAGCTATCTTTTGGCACAAGCTTTGAAAAATCAGTATTATTTACAGTCAACTTAAGCATTTAACCTCCTGCGTTTTCTCCCGCCAATTTCCACAATTTTATTAAGCTCGATTGGGTCAAGAACACGAGCCCCATTGAGATTGATTTCTATGCTTCCAAATGATCCAATGGCACCAACCAATCCACCACTGGCAAAACTTCCAGAACTTGATGGATTAAGTTTTGGCATTTGCTTGCCAGATATATACTTTGACACATAGTCATTAAATGAACCACCAGACCTTAGGGTTGAGTACATCCCAGTTAGTTGATTGTAGTTTCTATCAAGCGTTTTCTTATCAATAACAAGTTCACCCTCATGCACAATGCCAGCAGGTCTGTAACCAGTTTCATCTGGTGAGCCATATCCAGAACCAGTTAGACCGCCTTTTGCAAACTTTTGTTTTTGAATCATTGCAATTTGTGCGGCAAATATACCAGATAACATTGCCGAAAGAACTGGCGCAGTTGCAAGACCCAGAAAGCCTTTTGATAGTTCAGCAGACCACAGTCCAATTAAACCTTTTGCGTAGTCAATTGTTGCCTCAAATATTGCTTGCTTTTTCTTTCTCTTAGCCATTTCTTGGTCAAGTTTCTCTTGAAGTACTCTTTGTTTCTCTGCATATTTTTCTTCAATAAGAGCCTTTTGCTCTTCAGACATATTTGTATTTGCAAGCATTATTGATTTTTGGGCATTCATCTCATCAATCTTTCGTTGGTGTTGTTTTTGTAGTCTCTCAATCTCCCAGTTCCAATAGAAAGACCATATATCTTGAAGTGCTGATACCGTTTTCTTTGCGACATCAATCTGAGCATCGCCAGCAGTTTCGTAATCAGCAACCCCCAAGACACCCTTCCAGTCAAAGCCTTCAGTAGCAGTGTCATCACCACGCAGTTTCTCGATTTCTCTGTCAGTCAATGGCTTACCAGTTGTCTTTGCCTCAGCCACAATCTTGTCTATGATTTCGTTAATTTGCTCCTTTGTAGCATTTGGAGTATCTTCAAGGGCTTTCTTGAGTGTTTCCTCTGCAATTTTATATACATCACTCGGCTCAAAAATACCAAACATAATATTGAGTGAATCCCTAAAGCCATTTAACATTGTTTCTTTTATCAATGATGCGGCGGCACTTAACTCTTCTTGGTCTTGGTCAACAAGAGACTCAATTAGCTTGTCAACATCTCCAAGTGTTTCTGGTTTTGGGATTCCAAGAGTCCTAAATACAATGTTTGCATACTCTTCTGTGGTAAAGACACCCTTATATCCAGCAAGCAATTTGTAAACATTTTCAACGGCAGCTTTTTTCAATTCCCTTATTGTATTCTCAACATCTTCAGGTTTTGCCCCAGTCCTTGATACAATCTCATCAACTGATAGCTCTGATATGCCTTGTATGGCTTCATTGTATGATTCAAAAGCATTGTTTGCAAGTTCCATATATTTGTCGTAAGACTCAGTGTCGCCAGCTTTTCTAAATGATTTAGCCGATGCAAGGAATGTCGAGATAGCCTTGTCACCTTCACTTATTAATTGGACAAACAAATCAATGTTACTCATATTTTCAATTTGTTTTAGCAATGCATCAGTTTCTTTCTGGTCTGTCACAATGACTTTATGTGATTTCATTTCATCACGAATATCCTGAACACGCTTTTTAATGGATTCACGAAGAGACTCAACGTCTTTGTAAATAATTTCACCAAACATGCTTGACAGAATTGATGATGTCTGTGATAAGAATGACTTTTCACTTGGTTTTCCAGTGTCAACGACCTCATCTAAGTCAATATTTGATAATTGTTGGTCATACCCAAGCTTCAATATCGATGTCATTACGCTTTGAGCATTTTTTAACGTTTCAAGTGTACTTTCTATATTTTCTATGTTTTTCTTATCATCTGTCTCCTCAAGCATCTTGACATAGTTTTTGAAGTACTTGTCATAATCCTTCAGATATCTTTCTGCAACTTGAACTGCACCAGCAGTGCTTCCTTCTCTCATTAATTCTCTTACCTGTTCAACGTTTCGAACAAACTGTTGTTGTCCTTGAGCAAGATTAACTCTTTGTCTAATCTCAGGCTCAGCTCTTGGTGTATAGTCTGCATAGTCACCCTGAGCGCGCAATCTATCCATTATAGCAATATATTCCTCATCGCCTTTTTTTGTCTTAACTGGGCGTTCCCTTGCAGATGTTATGACGTCAAGTGCAGCCAATTCTATATCTCTTGACGCACTTAGCTTTTTTATTTCAGCCATTCTATTATTTAGAGCAGTTATTGCATTGGCTGCGTTTAGTATAGAGTTACTTGTTTTCTTAAACTCAATTCCAGACTCAGCCATTATCTTGGTTACCTTCCCCCACAGTTTATTCATTCTCTCTATTTCTTGATTGCTCTTGTTTTGTTTCTTTGCCAACTGCTCATATGCATTTGCCATCTTGATAACGCTTGATATTTTTGACATTTCTGCATTAAGTTTTTCAACTTCAGCCTTTGTTTCAACTATTTCAGCTTTTGCTTCATTGATACCAAACACTATATCAAGTGCTTTATCCTTAGCATTTTTTGCCATTCTTGCAAACACAAATCCCAGTGCAACAATTGCTTCAACAACCAAACTAATACCAAGTGTTACCTTAGCCCACGTAGCCGTCATTGTGGCAGACAAAGCTTTTGCCTGAGCACCCATACCCTTCATGCTTAGTATTGCAACCTTTGTAGCTGTATGCAAAGCTTTCATTCCAGTAATAGCACCATGAACTATCTTACTTAAGCCCATTACACCGAGTCTGACGCCAAGCAAGGTTACTGCTGCAATTAATATAGTTATGTTCTTTGCCAGCAGGTCAATGGTTTTTCTAAGTGTATCAAACACACCTATTATTTCGCTATTATTCCCAGACGTAAGAGACATCAGTAAGGCATCCCAAGATGTTTTCATCCTGTTTAATGCCATTTCAACATTCTTGCTTCTTTCAGAAAATGCTTCTTGTGTTGCCCCAGCAGAATCAAGCATCCTCATATAGTTTTCGCCATACTCATCAAGGTTTTGTAGTATGCTTGCCACAGCCTTAAATCCAGTTCTCGACTTAAATAAAATTGATATAAGTTCTCTTCCAGCTTGGTCTGTGGCGTTCAGTAGTGGCAACAATTCCTCAAGTGCATATCCAAGACCTTTTTCCCGTATGTCCCTGATAGTCAAAGATATACCAAGTTGTTGCATTAGGCTTGTTGCTCTCTGAGTTGGGTTTGCTATTTGCATTAGCATTTGATTTAATGCAGTAAATGCTTGGGTTGCACCTATACCATTGATTGTCATTGTTGATATGGCAGCAGAGATTTCTTCTTGACTAATCTTAAATATTGAAGCAGTGGATATAACTTTCTGCATCTCCTCTGTGTACTGTTGCATTGTCAATTGACCATACTTAACTGTTTGGAATGCAACATCAGAAATCCTTGCTACTTGTCCAAAGCCTTCACCATAAGCGTTTGCAATTTGAACAAGTGACCTTGCAGCGGTTTGCAGGTCTCCACCACCACCAATTGCGAGCTTAATTGATTGCTCAAGTACCCTTGTTACGTCTTGCAGTGGAACCTGTGCCGAAATAATCTCATATAATGCAGAGGCTATCTCTTTTGCGGCAATGCCATACTGTCTCGATAATTCAACAATATCCCTTGATAGCCTGTTCTTGGTCGTCTCAGATTCTCTTGTAATCAAAGCAAATGTTTTACTTATTTCAGACTGAAATTCTTTCCAGACATTAAAGGCTTGCTTTGGCAGCCTCGTAAAGAAGTTCATTATGTCGTATGAAAGCTTTGCCGTTAGCACAAACGAAATACGTGATATTGCCTTTTCAACAGAAAAGAAGTGCTTTACAGATTCCTTGAGTGACCCAAGCATAGACTTATTAGCTTTATCAGTTTTTATTGATGAAGCATTAATCTTATCCCTTGCGGCTTTTTCCTTAATAAGAGAACTAATTATTTGCTTGTTTGTCCTTTGTCTCTCAGAACTTGCTTTTTCCTCTTCTTTTCTTTGTAATGTTTTTGCGGATAATTCTCTTTTAGCTGTAGCCTCAGACTCAAGTGCTATTCTGTATTTTTCTTTACCAGCCTGAACTTCTTCAAGTGTTCCCCTGATGTTTTTGCCAGCCTCTTCCCTTTCTCTTTTTCTTAAAGCAAGAACATTGCCAAGTATCTTCTCCTCAGCCTTCAACTGTTCTGTCTTGTTTGCAAACTCAACACCATCAAGGTCTCTTATGCTAATGCTGTCTTTCATTAGCTGGTTTATCTCTAAGCGATACTTCTCTTGTTTTGCAATCTCGGCAGTTATTTTTCTCTCTTCTGATTCAATCTTTTTGCGCTCTTGCTCATCCTTAGCTATTTGAGCGTTAATTTCTTGACGTTTGATTGACTCAATATTGAGCGCCTTGATATTTTCTTCTATGGTTCTTTTCTTGTGCGCTAAGGTATCAACAACTTTTTGTATCTCAAGTGCTTCTTCTGGTGTTGTTGTTTTTCTTGTTATTGACTTCTGGGCAAAAGACATTTCCTCCTTGATTAGTCTTGCTTGCTCCCTCAAGAGGTCTTTCTTGAGCCTAATGTCTTTGATTTCATTGCCAGTAGAACTAAAACTAAGCTCTCTTTTCTTGAGAAGTTCCCTTCTTGCCTGGATGTCATTCAGGACAGTCTCATCTTTAATTAGCTGCTTTAATTGTGTGTTGTATTCTTCATACTCTTTGTTGGCTCTGTTTACAGATGTTACGTGGGAGTCCCACTCAGCCCTATCTTTTGTGAGTGCAGCTGTTCCCTTCTCAACTTCATTATTATACCTTTCCTGTGCTGCTATTTGGTCTGGGATGAGTTCTCTCGCAACGTTAATCTTTGCTAAGTGTCTATCACCACTGAAGTTAGCCATTATCCTATCTGAGTCTTGAAGAGATACGGATGCTTGTCTTGCAATCCTTACCTGATCTTTCCGCCTGTACGCAGAAACCCCAGAGTAACCTTTCCCCCTTGCAGACACAACACTTGATTCACTAATGGTCTTATTTAAGTCAAGTATTGCCTTATTCATTTCAGCAGTGAACTTTTTTGCACTATCCAAGTATCCACCAGAAATCAATGTTTTAATTTCTTCCTGCATGGTTTGAAGCATGGCAATATATGCGGCAACGTTTTGGAATGCGGCAGAGCCCTCTTTTAGCGAACTCTGTGCAGCCTTAATCTTGCTAATACCCCTAATATCAATTTCAAAGGTAGTTGTTTGCTTTGATGAATTTTTACTCATCTCTTACCCCTTGACTTCCTTACACTTCTGCGTCTAAGGTTAACCGCAAATCTTTTAATATGGTTTCTGAACTTCTTAATTTCAATTGAGACCTCTTCCCTAATTCTTGAGCCAGCCTCGGCAGTCATTAGTTTCTGCATAAGCTTTTCATACTTCTGTCTCTCAATTCCAATCGCCACAAGTCTTTTGTGTGCTTCATCTTGGTGGTCTTTGTCCCAACCACTAATGTTTTTTGCCTTAAGATTAACAGCATCACGATACAACTTGTCAAGTCTTGCTTGGATTTCATTCAATACCTTGACATCATCTTCTTCCATTATTATTGTTGGGAACGATATTTGAAGCATATCATCTATCCCAATATCTTCTTTCATCTTTTCAACTCCGTCAATAACGCTTGGGTTAAAGATTTTCTCATAGAATCTATCAAGCATTAGATTTATTTCTTCATTTATTAATCCATCTTCACTGGAAATAGTATATAATGGTGCTTCGGTTGATATGGCATATCTTGGTTTGATAAACTTTTCGCCATCACCGTGGCTTATTTCCCAGTAGCCAATGAGCATACTTCTTGAGCCCCTTGTTGGAGTCATACCATTTGACTTCCTGTGTTCCATTGCTTCTTGTATCTCAATGGCTATTAACTCAATTACCCCACTTATTGTTGGCATGTATTTGGCATGTCCACCACTCTGTCTCTTTGGAATGTTACTCAAAATGTTTCTTCTTGTTTGCCTAAGCGCAGCCCTTTTCCTCTGGTCTATCTTCTTTGAAAAGATGCTTTGCTTTGCTCTTATGTATTTTTCAAGTTCAGACAGCGTTGGTATTACGTGTTTTCCATACATACCTAAATCTTTTCCATCAAGCAATGCATCAATCATTGTGCTGTCAGTTAGAAATACAGAAATTGTAACATTATACACACCAGATTTTTTAGACACAGACACATTGGCGTCAAGATTGATTGAATCCCAAAGCCTTCCAGTTGCCACTTTTAGTCTATTTATCAAATGCCTTTTAACATTCCTGTTAAACATAACATCTTCTTGCATATACCTTTCAATGGCAGCCTTGATTCCCTTTGCGTCAAAACTTTTTACAAGCTTACTCTCAATTGGAATCGAGTACTTACTCTTGCCAAGTGTCAATTTTCTCATTTATTACTTCCAGTCCTTTCCATGCTTGATTCGTACATTTTCTCAATCTCATTATATATGTCAAGCGAAAAATCTAAAAAGTTGGCATACTTAATATATTCTTTCATTGTCTTAACAAAGCCAATATATTTCTGGTCAGATAACATTGACAACATTGATTGACAGCCTTCAATTATTTTTGAAACCATTATGCTTTCATGGATAATTAAGCTCTCAAATAGATTTAATTCAGATGGCTCTATTCCATTCTCACACAATAAGATATACATTGAAAGATAATAATCTACTTGATATAGTTTTTCATCTTCCTCCCCATCATCTTGTTTCCAAATTCCCTTGTCAATGACAAATTTCTTTCTTGCATCAATTTCACGCACATACTCATCAACAAGCATAGCCATTAATTCAATATATTCAGCAACAACAGCTATTGGTGTTTCAGTGTTTCTTGGACAAATAACATCAATTATTTCAGGCAATATGTTAGAATTAGCATTATTTAGAAACATACTTGATAGTATTCCACTTGAACTATCCAAAGGTATATCATCAATGCCATACTTCTTCATTATTCTGTATATTCTGGATACAGTCAAACAATCTGTCTTGTACTTCAAAATATTCTCCCGACTTATTATGATTATGGCTGACAAGAGTTTCCCCAAGCCAGCCACAATTTATGCCTGTTTTTTACTATTTAGATACCATAATTTGACAAGTCATAAGGCATTTCAAATCTATATCTGAAATCACCAATGATTGGAACTATATCATTCATTGTTATTGTTGCCCTTGGAATGTCTCCACCAGTAATTGATTCGCTAACAGAGATATTTGAGCCACCAACTGCACCAAGTACAATGATTTCATGTGTATCTTTTGATTCAACAATATCATTTGGAGGAGCCTCACCAGTTGCCCAGTTCTTTGTTCTTCCATTGAGTTCCTCAAGAATAATAAAGAATCTTGAACCATCAAAGTTGGACATTAATTCATTGATATTTTCTGCCGTTGCATTGATTAGTTCAACAGTAAAAGAACAATTCTTACCAAGAACAATCTCTCCAACTTCATTTCCTTCAACCACTTCGCCATTTTCCGTTGACCACGAAATGCTGTCTTTTCTACATTCGCCAAGGTGATCTGAATTTGAAATCAATTGTGAAAATTCAAGAAAGGCAGTAGCGTATGCTTTCTCATCAATTGAATTATTGGCTGACTTCATGTCATTATGAGCATTAAGAGCCACACTACTATTAACCAACCAAACCTTCCAATCTTTTTGCTTAATTCCTTCAATTCCGTATGTTAATGCCATTATTGCACCACCTCAAATATCTTTCTGAAATCATCAACACGAGATGGATTCTTTGAAAGGCTAATTGTTGCCCGAACAATGTCACCACCAGTTACCGTTTCATTATAGTTAAGTGTTACACTATCAACAATAATGCATGTGGCACCAGCAAGTGGGTAAAAGTTACTATCAACATTTTCTGAGTCAAACATCATAGCAATCACTGGTAACCCATCATATGCGGCTAATTCATTGCAGTTCTCAATAGTTGCATTGATTAACTCTGCATTCAAGGCACACACCTTATTGATTGTTATTTCTCCAATGATATTACCTTCAACAGTATCACCATTTTCTGCCGTTAGGGACACAGAGTCATTTCTAAGTTCACCAAGATGACCAATAACGTCGTCTGGGTAAAGGTTAATTAGAAATGCAAATTCATCGTAAGCGTGACTATTAACAAAACCAATGTATTCGGGACTGGCAGCTATTGATGGTTTAAGCAGCCACAATACCCAATTCTTTTGCTTTATACCTTCAGTTCCATAAGAGAGAGCCATTACTCACCTCCTCAAATTAAGTGTAGTCTATATCGTTAATAATCCTGAAATTACCAACATTAGCAACACTGCGTGACAGTGAAATATTCGCACGAGGAATATCTCCACCAGTAATGTTTTCGCTGTAAGACATAACAACGTTATTGATTACAATTACAGTTTGGACATTATTTCGTGCATCTTTTTCCTTAATCATTACAACAACAGCCTTGCCATCGAGTTCGGCAAGCGCATTAATATTTGCTGGAGTAGCATTAATCAACTCAGCCATCATTGCACAAGCCTTATTCAATACAATTTCACCAATGTTATTGCCTTCAACCGTGTCACCATTTTCAGCAGTAACAGAGATTGAATCCGCCCTGAGTTCGCCAAGTTGAGTTAGTGCAGTTTCGAGAGTATTAGCAGTAGTTTTGTTTTGTGTTGTGATGTATGAATCAGCAGCAGTTGTAACTGAACCAGTATATTCACCAATATATACCTGATAATCCTTTTGTTTGATTCCTTCACTTCCATAAGAAAGAGCCATTTTTATTCTCCTATATTTTATTATGCTTTATATTTTACGAATACTGTCCAGCCAGACACAAATGAGCCATTGCCAAAAGCAAGACCAGTCATTGTTTCTGGGTTAGACGCAATTTCAAATTTCATTTTATCGATTACATCAACCAATGTTTCATAGGTACTGTACTGTATTGCCTTCTGGCTCAATGGGTCGTCTCTGTCATACTCTTCAAATACTCCAAAGAGAAACAAGTATTCCAGTTCAACGTAGCTGCGTGACTCCAAGTTTATTGATGCTTCAGCCATAAATAGTCCCAAACAAGGAAATTCACCAGCCTGAGACATCTCATTATCTGAGCCATAGCATCTCATCTCTGTCACCGACGCAAGCTCTTCAAGAACATCTTGGTGCTTTTTAACAAATCCAGTTTTGTAACTCATACAACAAAAACCACCATTTGTCCATCAAAGAATCCATCAGAGCTTCCAAGAGCAGAAGAAATACACATAAGTGCTTGGTCTCTATACAGTTCCATGTTTCCAATTAAATCATCAAAGCTTGGCACAGCAACACTGATCCCAGCCGCACCTTCTCTTGATGTATTAACATTTCCCTTTACAAGTTTTCTAAGAGCAATAGATAGGTAATACAACCCAAAATATGCTTCTGCATATATAAGGTTGCGCAATGATTTTTCATCATCAGTTAAGTCGCTATAGTTCTTTGAGTCAAACTCATCATAGACCAATGACTCAGTTGGCTCGCTTTCCTCATCAACTGGTGGAATCTCAACAACAGCCATGTAAACATTTAATTTATCAAGATATTCTTCATATCCAGACGAACCAATTGAATCCCTGAGAGCATTTGCCGCATTAGACAATATCTGCTCAGTTATTCTTGTTACTGCTTGTGTTGTGACATTTGCCAATTGTTGCATCTTGTCTTTAACCAAGCTACTGTGTGACGGTATGTTCATTGCGCAACCTTCCTATTAACTATTTAACCTTGCGTACCAAATAACTTTTGGCTGGCAATTTGTCAAGCTTAGATTGATATACCTTTGCTGTGTCGTGAATCTTGTAAAGTTTTCCATCAACAGCAGACACTTTTGTGAACAGTACATCAACCAATACATCTTCAACTTGTTTTTCCCGTTTTGGCTTTGGCTGTTTCTTTGGCTTTTCTTCAACCAATTCTTCAACAACTTCAGTTACTTCAATCTCGCTATTCATTGTTTATCTCTTACAGGGCTTTGTCAAAGAGTATTTCAGTAGACGCAGTAAGATTTGGGTGATAAGCCTTGAAGTATGTGTCAGCATCAAGAGTCAATGTAGCACCCTGCTCAACAATTGTTCCACCAGCATCAAGTGCATCAGCCAATGTAGATGCGCCAGCAAGAGTAGCCGTGTGCTTCACAATTGTAGCCCCAGTGTTATCACAGTAGGCAACACAAGCAAGGTTTTCACCATCATTGTTATATGTATTGGCACTTACTTCATCAATTTTTCCAGCCACACCAGTTTTGGCTCCATCAACAGTAACCAAATAAGGAGTACTTACCTTGGCTCCATTGTAGGCAATAACAAAGCTATCTGGGCGAGCAACCTGAACATCCATGTATCCATGAAAATCGTATTCGTAAACAGGGCCAGCAGCACCACGAGAGTCAAACTTAGTGGTTGTTACCAAAGGTTTACTGGACATTGCTACTTCGATGTTCTTGGGGTCACCAAAAATAATGGCACCAGGAACAGAGGACTGATACTTGTGAGTTTCATTGATGCTGTACAAGTCAGGCAGTACCACAATGTTGTGTCCCATAAAACGAGGGGTAACACCAGTGGTCAATACTGCTTCACGAGTGGTATTAGAAGGGCTTGTCATATCAGAACGAGAGTCGATGTACAGGTCTGCATCAACACGAGACATCATCCATACATTGTTAGGATTGTTTCTGTATTCCATGGGCATACTTTTGTACATCTTTCTCATCAGAGCAATCATGTTAGCACTATTGTAGTTTGAACCAATAGCACCAGAAGCATCTACCTTCTGAGGTGTAAGGTGTTTGCCAGCGAAGCCATGAATCTTCAGGTTGCCATAGGTGTTGGTGTTAGACCCATCAGCAAGTTGCAGAATACGCACAAATCCACGATTAAGGTCGTAGAAGTTTTCGCTGGAAGCATAGGATGTGTACTCCAAGCCATTTGTTACCAACAAAAGGATGTCATTAGCAAGTGCAATGGCAACATCATTCATTGTCTCAGACTCAAAGTTGGGGTTGTACATGTTGTCAATAACTGTCTGAAGAGCAATATCCTTTTGCAGATTGAAGTGTTCAAGCAACATATTGATTCCAAAGTTGTGAACAATGCGGCGGTTTACATTTGCAACAGCTTCACCATTTTTCTCATTAGAAATCAGATTTTCCTTAGTAATTACACGACCCTTGATAGGTACAACAAGTTTGTCCACAGAACGTGAAGTAAACATTTGCAAATAGGGGCTCTTGTCATAAATGAATCTAATTGTCTGAATGGCTTCTTCTTCAGTAAGTGTTCTTCCCATAGTGAAGTCAAGAGTAATTTCATCAATCTCACTCTTGGACAGCAACTTACCAGACTTGGTAAAAATAGACTGATCAGCCTTGGCAAGCAACCACGCAGCAAAGGGACTTACGTAATCAGCCGATTTTACAACGGCTTCGGGCTCGCTGAATCCATTACTAACATCTTGAACAAACTTAGCCAATGCTTGCATGGCTTCATAACTAACTTTCACATCTTTCATCTTTTATTCTCCTAAAATAATCTTGGTTTTGGTTCAGTTGGTGCAAGGTTATCCTGAATTGTGGTCTGGAAATTTGACCGCACCATTAATTTCTCAATTTCTTCATTCTTTTCCTCAAGGGATTTAACTATTTCTTCATTCTCCTTAAGAAGCTTCTCATTATCTTCCTTAAGTTGATTGATTTCAACCTTAATCTTTTCGATGTCAAGAATTAAATCTTGTTCTCTCTGCTTGAACTCATTGCCATCAGAAGTTGCCGTTGCATCATCTGTTTTTTCCACAACGACATTTTCATCAATAGTCGGCTCAGATTCATCAACAGTTTCTTCCATAGTTTCATCATCACTCTTTGAAACACTTTCTTCAGTATCATCATTGACTTTTTCTGTGATTTCTCTGATATACTTAACAGCCCCTTCCATTGACTCGGCAAGAGCAATAAGTTGTTCATTACTCTCTGTTCCCCAATCAATGTTCTTCCAGAACTCTTGTTCCATCATGCCCATAATAAACATTGGACTTGTTTTGATTTTCTCAATTTCACTATCAAGTGTTTCCTGAAAGCTCTTAATGATTCCAGCCTTTTCCATCATCTTCTGTACCCATCCAACATCAGGTGTTTCTGGCTCCGTTTTTGCAATGGATTGTCTGGCAATACCATACATTGAGTATCCAGTAATTTCTCCATTCAAATAATCATCCCAAATTTCCTGACTTGCCTTGGTCACAAGCATCCACGAACCAGCTTTAACTGTTGTAGTGCCAATGATAGAGTCTGCGGGAACTATGTAGCTTTCAACAACGCTTCCTGCTCCAGCAATTAAGTTGTGTTCCTTGTCAATTGCACGATAGTGAGCCATAAACTCATGTGCCATTTTCTCAATTTCTTCTGCGTTCATTGTGTCGCCATGAGCATCGACTGCGCCCGGTTCATACACAACACCATAGAGCAATTTTTTCTCTGCATCATCTTTCATTAGAACCTTGACATCAAACTCAACATCTGGTTCACCATCTTCAGACTTTGCAAGAAGAAATGTTTTCTTGTTCGCCCCACGCTTTACATACGAAACATGAGTAATGGTTACATCTTTAAGCTCTGTAATACCTTTTCTCAGCATTTTCATATTTACCTCTTGTTTTTTTCTGGATTCAAATTATTTATATCACCACGCTCGCCAGCATCCATGTTTCCACCTGAACTGCGTGGTTTACCTTGAGCATTAACACTCATGGTATCATCAAGTTCTTCCTCATTTTCACTTGTTTGCACCAAGTCTATTGGCTTTAGGTGTAGATATCTTGTCCTAATCTCGTTTACATCAAGCACTCTGTTTCCGTGCTCATCCACCATATTCCAATAAAGGTTGGCGATGATGGCATCGTCTTTCTCGTTTGATATATCCATAGAATTAAAGACAAGTTCTGGGTTTACGCCAAATTCCAAGGAAAAGAATTGATTGAGTACATCTTCAATATACTGTTGTTCAGGTCTTGACACTGTTTCAATGTACATTTGCATATCAGCAACACCAGCAGAACCACCACCAAAGTTGCCACCTTGAGAAATACCAACCATTTTTGGCATAACATGGCATTTCAATGTAATCTGGAATCTTACCTTTTCGTTCAGCGTTATGAATTGTTCATCAATAGACTTTGAAAGAGGAACTAACTTAACTTGAGCCTTTTCACTCTGGAATGACAAGAACAACATTTTGTGTGCATTTGCCACTCCCTTCATATCGTTATTCAAATACTCTTGGATTGCTTCTTGTCCACGCTTTGAAAGTTTCCCACCAGTAACAAGGACTGCCCATGATGGCTGTCCACCATTAGAGAAAAAGTTAATATTGTATTGGTCAGACAAATATGACTGCTTGATTAAATCATGTAGGTGGGAAGAATCTGGTGAACCATAGTAAATATTGTCTTGTGAATTTCTCTTAAAGTGCAAAAGATAACTAACGCCATCCTTTGTTTTCCCATCAGCAGGGTATGGCAAATATTCACCAGTTATACCCCACCCCTCAATTCTGTAGTACTTAGCGATTTCCCTTGTAGCATTGCCATTGATGAGTTTCGGCTTAACATAAATGTCTTTTGCGGGAACATAATACAATGCTCTTGTTTTGCCATATTTGATAAACTCAATGTATCCATTGTAAAATGTATCAAGGTCAATAAACATTGCCTTCATTATCGCTGTAAACGTCTCCCCAACGTGACCACTGGGTTGTTCAAGCAACTTAATCAATTGGGATTTGTTGGTCAATTTATTACTTCTAATTTCATAACCAAGACCAACAATGGTGTTTGACTTTACTTCAAGGCAAGCTTGATATGTTGAGTCAAGTTTCTTATAGGAAATAATGTCTCTTGGATTGTATGGCGGAGGCACACATCCATTAGCAAGCACAGTATTCCTGTTGGCTGTCTTGTAATTACTTAATGGAATGCCAATTCTTTTGTTCAGCGTAATGATTTGACTTGCACCAGAAAACTCAGACGCAATATCAAAGTTTTCCTTCTCGCCAACAATCTTAATATCTTCTGTCATTTTTCCTCTTATGCAATAAAAACGTCACAATCTTCTTCCTCTTGGTTATCAATTGGTACATTAGAACCAATAGTGAAATTATTGTCAAGTGTTTTTTTATCTGAACTAAAATATTCTATTTGAATCTCTCCAGCCTCACTTAGACAACCAAGTAATCCTGCAAGCGAGTCCGGTGCATCGTCATGTTGCTTTCTCATTTTGCCATAAGCAGTTAGCTGGTCAAAAAACCTTCTGTATTCATCGCTTTGACTGTCTCTTTCAAGGAAATAACATGTTTCTTTTATTTCTCCAACCCTAACAAGTATTCTGATTTCCTTGTTTGTTGTAGTGTATTGTGACATGAACTCAATTCCAATTTCATCAAACTTTGAGCCAGCCTCATCTTCAATTCTCTCAAAGAACTCTTGCCCACCATGGTTGGATTCACATACAACTAATTCTGGTTTATGCTTAAGTATCTTCTCAATCACCTTTGGTCTCAGCTTGCCAGAATCTTGGTCTGAGAATAACACATCAACAATGTATCTATCTTGACCCCAGCAATATGCAATTGGCATAGACAGGAAATCCGAACCCTTATTGGCGTAGTCAATGAATGCAACAATTTCTGTTGGTGTTCCCTTTGGTAAGTCACTGATTTTGAAATACTTAAGGTCACTTGCGCTAAACTTTGAAACAAGGTCTGTAATTGGATTACACTGATACATTGCCTCAAACATCCAGCCAAATCCCTTGTTATACCAAGATTTCTTCATTGCAAGTAAATCTTTAGTAGAAATTATATCCTCACAAATGGACTCATTGTTTTCATCAAGGGCAGGAAATGTGAACTGAACCCATGTTGGATCATTAAGTCTCTGTCCAATTGGGTCATTGTCTGTCCATCTTGTGGAAATAATAATTTGTGCACAATCAGAGCTTGGGTCTATACATGTATTGTGAACAGCCTCAATAAACAATTCAAGTCTTTCAATAAATCCTTCATTAAGTGCTTCTTCTGGGTTTTTGATTGGGTCGTCAAGCAATGCAGCAGTCTTACATCCCTTACCAATGATTGAGCCATCAACACCAGTGCCAAAATAACTTGTAATTGGTGCACCTTTAACTTGCCAAGCCAGTTTTGATGATTGTTTTGGATCAAGTGCAACATTTGGAAATATCTCTCTGTACCTTTCGCTCAACAGAATGTCCATTGTTTTCTTGCTTAGGTCAATAGCAAGTGGTGCTGAGTAGCAATTTCTCATAAATGTAGAGTCTGGGGCATAGCCAAGTTGCCACGCAATCCACATTGAGCACGTTCTTGATTTTCCAAAGCGCCTAAACACTGAAATAAGAACCTTTTTGTATTTGCCAACAGTAACATCCTGCAAAATTCCACAAAGTCTTTTCAATGGTGGGCGTTTTTCGTTGTAAAAATCTGGAGCAATAAATTTACAGAACTCCCAAAATCCATTTTCTGTTGTTGGAGCAAAATCAGCCTGAAGAGAGTCGGACTTTTCCTTCTTTCTTCTAAGCTTCTCTTTTGCTATTGCGTCTTTTCCTACTTCAATCTGACTCATTATCTACAATCAATCCTGTTTCTGCTTGGTATTCAAGTTGCTCAAGTTCATCATCAGACAAATCTTCAAGTGATTGTGCCTTCTTGTTCTTAAATTCAATCACAAGCTTGCCATCTGTGTCTTTTGATTCTGGCGTTGTAATCCTAACCATTGTTTCAGCCAACTTAGTAATGTCTGAAATCTTAATATATCTTCCAGCATTGTACTTCTCTCCAGCATCCTTACATCTTTTCTGTTCTTCAAGCATTTCATCCAAGTCATTTGACACCAACGTAAATGCCTTCTTGGTAATCTCATCCATTTCCATGATAATGTTTTTGACAATCCCTTTGTGTAGATTTGCCGCAACAGTGTCACTCATTTTCTGCTTTTTCTTAGCGAAACTATTTCTCTGGTCAATCCAAGTTTTGCCCTGATTAATTGGATGCGACTTATCGTTAGCCGTATTAATTATCAGTGTCTTGGAAACGCCAAACTTTTTGGCAAGGTCGTCATAGCTTGGGTATGATTGTGATGTAACGTAGTAAGAACGTATTTTGTCCCAATCAATTTCTTTTATGTTTGCCACTTTTATCCTCCAGGAAATCCAATCTTCCCCTAAACGCCTTATCGTAGTCTTTGTTGGTATATTTTGGCTTAATAAACACTTTGTTATTACAATCATCATTGAACATTGCATAAAGAACTGGCTTGGCAAGTATTGAGCCAAAAAATAATGGATTGCCAAAAATCAACTCTTTGTTCTTTCCCATGTATATTCCAATAATATTCTCTTCAACGGCATATTCAATAAACTCTTGAAACTTTTTGGGTTCAATACCAAGATAGGCATGAAGCTCCATTAGCGTCAATGGTGAGCAATCAAGCATAATTAGGCTTGTAGAATAGTCAATTAACTCCATTAGGACTGCCACGTAGCCCATCATTAGCTCATTAACTGCCTTTAGTTTATTAGTATTAATCTTCATGTTTACAATATAATCAACACAGCAATACATGTCAAGTATTTTTTTTTGTTCATGAATTACACCACACCCCCTGCAAACAAACAACATACAAAAAAACAAACACTTAAACTATTGTCAATCAATAGTTTATGGACTGCCGTTGTCACAGAGTAATGGGAATAGTGCCCCCGATGATTAAGCCCATTTCAAAAATCCAAAATACACTGTCCCAATATTTTAGCTTTCCAGAACTGTTATCACTGGTTTTCAAATTTGTGGACAAAAATCAACAAAAAGCCCTTGTGTTTCAGTAGTTTACTTCATTTTCTTGCAAGTTAAACACAACAGTCTCTGCTTCTAACTCAAGAACGGGGCGGGGCAAACATGTAACAGGGCAAACAGGCAAACAGAGCAAAACTGGGGCACAATAGTAATTATCTATTCATTACAACCAGTGAATCCCAGTATCTACCATTAACTACTAATCCATCCATACATATACACAATATACTTCTAAACCACTGCTGCTAAACACCACCTGCCACCAAGGTGTCAGTGAAAAAAGACAAACACACAACCTCCCTATGGTCAGTTTGTGTTTGCAAGTACTCTATTTCCTTGTTTTTCATCCAAAGTTAAAGCAGTGCTACGTTCTTAAGTTAGTTCAGTCTATCCCAGTATCTCTTCTTTGTACCCCAAGTTGTGTATTCAAACACTTTCCAACTAATTCACAAGTGGCAAAAAGACTAAACAATGTATTGTGCTTTTACATTGGGTAGTCTGAGTTACTTTAAGATTGAAACATTAAACAATGTGATTTGTCTTGGCATATATTAGCCTGAGTTACTTTAAGAACGTGTTGTTAGTGAGCAAAATGGTATAGAACAAGTGAGAAAATACAGAAAAACTGCTAAAACTGCCACAAGATTGTGTAAAAACCACTGTGTCAACCATTAATCAAGTCAAAACACCAGAAAACTGCCAGAAAATACCCACAAAAACACCACAAAAACTGTTTACCCCTTCCCGCAAGCCCATAATGCACCGTGTTCATTTTGTGTTTGGTGTCAATTGTTGGATGTTCCACGTTCTTAAGGCAATCCAGACCAGCCCGTGACTCCCCTTTCCCAGTATTTCAGCTTCCAACGTTCTTAAAGTAGCCCAGACAAGTGGTGTTTAGTTGTGCTTTTCCTTGAGTGGTGTTTCCCCTGGGATTGTTTGTGTTGATTTTGATGAGACTTGAATAGAATTAAGTAATAGAGTAATTAATCTAACAAGTAAGATTAGAGTCTCTTTGTATTATATATATATATTATATATTCTTTATTCTTGATTTAATATATATAATATATAATATATATATAATATACTACTTCAATTCTTAACATATTAGTCTTACTTTTACTCAATAACTATTACAATTGTCTCATCAAAATCAACACAAACAATCCCAGGGGAAACACCACTCAAGGAAAAGCACAACTAAACACCACTTGTCTGGGCTACTTTAAGAACGTTGG